ATTGTGCGAAATGGTATTGATTTGTACTACAAAAAAACAATAACATTGAAAGAGGCTCTGTGTGGATTCAAGTTTAAATTGGATCATATCAATGGGAACCAAATATCCCTGAATGTAAACGCCATTATATACACTGGCGCAAAACAAGTGATTAAAAATTTCGGAATGATGAAAGAAGGTAAAATTGGCGACTTTGTTATCGAGTTTAATGTTGCGTTTCCAGAAACACTAACGCAAGAACAGAAGGATGCAATTGAGCGTATCCTTTAAGGGGAACCAAGGTTTAAGGCGGAACGCCTTCGCCGTTCACCCCTTTAACCCCTCCTTTTATTTTGTATAAACTCATATGTATGTGTACAAAATAAAAACAAATAAGTATATAAATAAAGGAGGGGTTAAAGGGGTGAACGGCGAAGGCGTTCCGCCTTAAACCTTGGTTCTCCTTAAAGGGATTTAAAGACACCACTTAACTAAGGTTTAGCTAATATGCTTAAGTATCTGTCTACACCGTTGGGGATATATTTTATGTGGATAGTATTACACTACATATCGCCCCATTTGTATACATATTTTTGCACTCCGTCGACGGCATATGGATTTTTCATGTCACCATTTATGGCACCGACGCCGCACTGTTCGGCGCTCCGATGGGTAATGTATACGGGTGGTAATACAATTACAGCCATGTGGGTATTGATTGGCGGGTGGATTGTACAAAGAATAATTATTCAAAAAGAAAAATCAGTTTCTGCGACGCCTAGTTGACGATTTTTTATTTTTATTTTTATTTTTATTTTTATGTTTTTTAGTTGATTTTTTCCTAGATTTGCCGCCGGTTTGTTCTTCTTGTGGTTCGGGCTCGGACTCTTCTACAGCCGGCTCTTCCGAAGGAGGAGTTTCTTCAGCGACCGGCTCTTCGGCAACCGGCTCGGGCTCTTCGGCAACCGGTTCGGATTCTTCCTTTGGTTCAGATTTGTCGTTGTCACTTTTAAAAAATGTATAATAACCCAACACAATTGTTGAAATTCCGAGACATCCATACGTGAGTGATGTGGGATTTGTTATCATAGTGTTGATTTGATTTCTTGTCTTTTCTAAATAATTTAACGCATCGCTCATTTTGTATATATATTGTTTATATAATAAATATACATGCTTGCCAATAAAAATAATCACCTGATCAAACAAATTTTACGAAAAAGTGGGGGTAAAACGGTTGCGCCGACGGTTGAACAAAGCAAAGCAGAAGTGGAAACCAAATCGGCTGATCCTGATCTAAGCGAAGCGGACGAAGCTGACGAAGCGGGCGAAGCGGAAGTGGACAAACCCGACGAACCGATGCAACTCGAATATCCAGACACTAAATATTTGTATCGAAATATCCAAAACTTAAACTATCCAAGCACAAAAACATATGTGTGCGCATTTCATTTGGCCGACAACTTTGTTAAATATATTGTGGAGACAAAGGATACAAAAGTTGAGTTCCCTTCATTTGAATTTGAGAATATTCAGAAAGGCGGATTTTTGGACGATGATATTGCATCTGGTGATTTAGATATGAGTTTTCAGAATAATGTAATCGAGTTTGTTCAGACATTTTTTGTTGATGCATCTGTGCCAAGTTTACAAGAAGAAAAAGAAGTCTTGACGTCTCCACAATCGCCCAGTGAAGAAATTTTAACACCTTCACAATCGCCAGATGAAGAAGTCTTGTCGTCTCCACAGTCGCTTAATCAAGAAGTTTCATCACCTTCACAATCGCCAAGTGAAGAAATTTTGTCGTCTCCACAGTCGCTTAATCAAGAAGTTTCATCACCTTCACAATCGCTCGATGAAGAACTTTTGTCGTCTCCACAGTCGCTTAATCAAGAAGTTTCATCACCTTCACAATCGCCGAGTGAAGAAATTTTGTCGTCTCCACAGTCGCTTAATCAAGAAGTTTCATCACCTTCACAATCGCTCGATGAAGAAATTTTAACACCTTCACAGTCGGCCAGTGAAAAAGTTTTATCATCTTCAGAATCGCTTAATACAGAAAAACCTTTGGTGAAGGGAGGTTATTTAGAACAAGCAACCCGCGAGGAACCAAGCGAAGAAGAAGCGACAAACGAGGAACCAAGCGAAGAAGAAGCGACAAACGAGGAACCAAGCGAAGAAGAAGCAAGCGATGTATTTGCAATCGCAGAAAAACCCGAATATATAGGGTTTGTGAAAGGCAAAGAGGCATCGATATATGTATTTGTAAAGATTCCGTCAGAACACAACTTGAAACCGGAGTACAACAACAGTATTTTAAACGAGTTGTTCCACACATTCAAAGTGTTTGATAAAGATGTTGATGACTCGATTCGCACACTATTTGAAAACAACACTTGGCTCTTGGACGACAAAGAACCGTACAGTGGCTACTTGTGCAAATATACCGAAGATGGACAACTCGCAAATGTGAAGGAAGAAGACGGGGATGAGATAGGAGAACTAATAAATATAGACTCGATTGGTGACTATTATTACTTTAGTTTCTTGCCGATCGACATGGAAAATGCCAAAGAATACAAACGCTTTGCAATCTTCCCAAATGAATATGTTTGTATCCACAACGAAACACAGATGGCAGAATACAAGGAAAACAAAAGCGCGTATGCGCACGACAAATCGGTTTATTTCAAAGATACAGAAGGTCGCGAATTTTTTGCAGTAAAGACACCCTCGCAGTTTGTGAAAGAATAAAAAAAAACGTCGATTTTTGTATAGAATGATATGTGTATACAAAAAAACCTGAAAGATAAATATAATTATATTGTAAACAATGGAGGTCAGCGAATTAATGATAAATCCCGTTTTAACCCAAGAAGAAGAAGAAACAGCAGGTACACCCGCGACAATTAGTTTTCTGAAAAACAAATACTTTGTCGCGGCAGTTCTAGCAGCATTTTCAGCGATAGCTTATTCAATCACGTTTTCAATCAAGAATATAAAAGCAAATTTCACACTCTATTGTTGCAGCGTATGGTTTGTATGTTTGGCACTCATATTTTTAGCAAATTATACCGAGTCTTCCCCCGAATTAATTCCACCAACGTGAAACTGGAATTCATTGTCGTCATCGTCGATATCAATACTGTCGCTAGTATAACTTTGCAAAAACTGGTTCATCATATTTTCATCGGCTTGGTCGCGAAGCCCTGAGCGGATTTCGTCTTTAAGTGGTGGACGGCCGTGGTTGTCTTTAAATAGTTTTATATAATCCTCGATCATTTGGTTTTGCTCGCGGATTTTGTTGGCGGTCGACATGGATTCCCTCAAAGATTTTAGTTGCAACTCTTGTTTGCGCGTCTTCTCGATTTCTTCGCGCTCTCTCATTTGTTTTTCAAGTGCGATGCGTTTTTCGTAATCTTGCTGAATTTTGCTGATTTTTTGGGACACAACTGAGTAAATGATCTCGTCGTTGTTTTTGACGGGGGGCAACGGAGTGGGGTCTTTGTACCAAGGATGGCGGGTGTCGTCGGCGCTTTCAATAATATTGCAGACATCGGGTTTCTTGAGTTTCTCGAAAATCTGGGCCTTCTTTCTTAGCTCTTCTTCTTTCTTGGCCTTGTTATCGGCCTTCTTTTTCTTTGAACAAGAGTCCCAACACGACGTTGGTCGTTTGCCGGAGAAGGTTTCCAAGAATTCGTCGGTGACACTTTGTGGAATGGAAGGACTGGTTTCCATAAGTCGGTCGAACTCGTCGCGATTGGCTTTGAGAAAGTGGCCGGCGTCGGTGGAGCGTTCGTCTGGGTGCTTGGCGAGCTCGATGCGAATGTTGCGGGCAAATTTATCCCAGGCGAGGGCGGATACGCGGTGCGACTCGTTGTACTCTGATATTTTCAAATATTGTTGGATGGTTGTCAAAATGCCGATAAAAATATTGACAGAACCGATGACCATGGGGGCCATGGCTTGCATCGAGACGGGCAAACTGCCTTGAGCGAAGGATGCCGTTCCGGAAATGGTGGACAAAATGATGGCAGGAATTGTGAACCATGCGTGCATATAAGAGAATTTTTGGTGAGCGCGGGTGTGCAACCATTTGTAGCACTGGGCGACATCGCACCATTCGACAATAATTTTTTCATTTTCTGGCGACCATTCGACAATAACTGATGTGGATTCTTGGGTACTTTGGTCTGCTTGGATTTTTGAGATATCGTCATCATCTTCGGCTTTCACGGACATTATATTCTATATACAAAGGGGTCATATTTTTTTTCGCTAAAAGAAACCGTAAGGACTATTCAAAAAATAATTTTTTATTAACACCCTCCCCCTCTTGTGAAAAAAACTTTTAAAGTTTTTTGCAACCCCTTAAAAAACTTTAACAAAATGCATACATCCCGGTTTTACATTTTTTTAGGCATTTACTACGGCTACGCTCACGAAGTGAAACGAGCTTTACGAGCCGAGATCGAGTACTTTTTTGCGAGTATTGGAGTTAATATTTGTCAGTGTGATGTTCGACAATCACATGGTTTTAAGTATCACATGTTTATAAACATTGTATTCCAGACAAGTTTGGAAAAATCGCAGTGGGTAAATCGCATCGACCCTGAAACAGGATCAGTCATTAATGGCAAATGGAAAATTTTCCACTACATAACAAGACGAGAGCGTCAACAACAGTTGAACAATGGTTTTTATGAAGATGATTCGTATTATACACAGACCACCATGAACGCTCTTCTTGTTTCAACTAACAATAACAATACAGTTTTTCAAGAAGAAGAAGAAGTGAAAGCAATTCCAGTTGTCGAAGAAAAAGACGACAGTATGGATGAATATGAGTCGATATATAAATGGTTGATAACTGCGCAGCAAACCGAATTGCAACGAGAAATCGAAGAAATCAAAGAAACCGCCAGATGGTTGGCCACGCCCTATTGGGAACGTAATCGTGCGCACGCTACCCCCATATAAATTATATATTATTTATTATTGTGAAATAAAAAAAAAAGATGAATAGTGTCACATGTATTTTGTATGGTGGTTTAGGCAACCAACTTTTTCAAATTTTAACAACAATTGCATTTTCAATTCGACACAATATGAATTTTGTTTTTTTGTATACACACAATCTTGGAAAGAGACAAACATATTGGCATACATTGTTGCGACCAATTCTTGATTATACAGTGGATACAATCTGTCTCGACAATTATATACAAATTAACGAGGGCGATGCAGCATTTAGAAATCCACCGCCCGATACAAATATTGTATTGAATGGCTACTTTCAAAGTTACAAGTTCTTTGAAAACGAAATCGAGACAAATTTCCAAATGCTTGAAGTTCCCGAGACAAAAAGTCTGTCAAACACAGTATCGATGCATTTTCGACTTGGTGACTACAAACAGTTGCAAGATTGCCACCCCATCATGGAGATTGATTATTACAAAAATGCTTTATACTACATATTGTTGATGGACCCGCGCGTTGACCGCGTCTGCTATTTCTGCGAAGACGAGGATATCGACACAGTTGGTAACAATATAGATGCATTGAAACAAGAGTTTAGTAAAATTAATTTCGAAAGGGTTCGCGAATCAAGCGACTGGGAAGAAATGCTGTCAATGAGCAGATGCGCACACAATATCATTGCCAATAGCAGCTTCAGTTGGTGGGGTGCCTACTTGAACAGAAATCCCGACAAAATGGTATGCTACCCTTCCACTTGGTTTGGACCGAGTATTCCCAAAGATGTTGCGGCCATGTTTCCGGAAAAATGGATAAAAATCTAAACATATTGTAAATATTATGGAGGCAGATATACAAAAGTTAGCGAACGAATTTATTCCAATCACAGATGTTATTGCAAAAATTATTGATACAAAAACCGCAATCAAACAAAAGCTGACGCGTTTAAAAGAGATACATGGGGATTTTATCAAAGACAACCATTCGAAAAAGATTTTCCTGATTTGTCTCGAGTCTTTCCACTTTCAATACAAAGTCATGAATTTTGAAATGGACAACTTGCACCGCAATTTCATATTGTTGACAAATCGCACATATTGTGATTATTACAATTTGTATGGAATGTTGCAAAAGGTGTTTGAGGAGTATGAAATTGTTGTGCCGACGGAGAAAGTCCATCCAGTTTACAAAGATTTAGAACCCTTTTTTGAATACAAATTGGAAGATGTGATTCTTGTATATACAAACGCGCTAGAACTGATTTCACTATTGATTGTAAAGTTGCGTGAAAAGGAGCAGATGGTGCAAAAATACTTGTCGAAATCGCAAAGCGGCATTCGCATCGCCAATTTTATCAACACGTTGGAATATGAAAACAACGTGATGACCGATAAAATTTCCCTCTACATCAGTTACTGCGAATTTTTTCAAAGCAGTCAACTAAAGTATTTTACCAAGTTGTATACAAAAATAAAGTTGCTACAAGACGAGATCAATGAAGAAATTGTGTTTCACGAAACGCCGTGGGACAATACGACAATTCATGAGAATGTAACCTTAAAACAAGTAGTTGAAGAACAACCGGTGATGCAATGGGAGGAGGAGGAACTTGTCGGTGTTTCGAAGGAAGAACTGGACATGTCGGAATGGAAACAACAACAACCGCCCAAAAAGAATAATAAACACAAGAAGCGTTAACAAAACAAAAAAGATGAAAGTGATTATGTGTGTTTTGGATGGCGGATCGAATCCGGTTTACGGGGAAATGAGAAAAGTATGGGATTTGTATCGAAGAACTTATGAACCAAATGTGTTTGTATATTTTCTGAGGTTTTCAAAAGATGATACAAAATTTGCGAATGGGTCCTCCTATTACTTGGACGAAACAACGGCGACGTTGTACAAATATGGTGAAGAATCTTTGATTCCAGGTGTGCTTGAAAAGACGAAAGGAGCAATCGAGTACTTTTGCAACACAGCGCCGGACTTTGATTATTTTTATAGGACCAATTTGTCGTCAGTTTTTGATTTTGAACAAATGCTCAAATATTTGGAAAATAATCCGATGGATTATGGCGGAATGCTTGAAAACGCGTTTGATGAATGGGAGTTTGCGTCGGGTTCGGGATATATTTTGTCGAGACGCGCATGTGATATTTTTCTCAAACACTACGACGAAATGGCGAAAGAGCATGATTTGTTTGACGACGTGGTTACCGGCAAAGTCATGCAAAAGTATGTGACAATGTCCTACATTCCTAGGGTGACATTTTCATATACAGAGGATCCCGAAATATTAGATTTGCTGGAGAATGACTATCGTGAAATATACCATTATCGATGCCACTCGGACGAGCTTCACCAAAAGACATTGTATTATATGATGAAAATTTACAATAAAGTAAGGGAACCCCTCCATTCTTAATAATTTTTGTATACACATGTCTATGTATACAAAATCAAATCGATAAAAAAAAAGAGGATCAAAATATTCCTCAAAACAAAGAGGAGGGGTCATAGGGCGTAAGCGCACCCTTTGGGTGCGCCGAATACGTAGTTCCCCTAAAAAAAGAGGAAGGATCAAAAGGAAACCTTAGGTTTCCTTTAAAATAGGAACCGTTTCGCGGTCCTCTTCTTTGGCTTTCTCTTTTTATGGTTCTTCTTTTTATAATTTTTTTTCTTTTGCGTGACGGACGCCGCAAACGCAGGAGTTTCTTTCGCCGACGCTTTCGCATCGGGTGAGAATATAAATTCGTCATCCTTCTTTGCATATTTTCGGCGCGTAACATGACGACGCTTTGCAATTGGATTATATTTTAAAAACCATTCATCATATTCGGGCGTGTCGCGCTTTGACATGAGCTCTTTGTATTTCTCGGCCTTTTCAGATCGTATCTGTTCAAGTGAACTTTGTTTGCCAATACAAAGAAGTGAGAATCGTTTTAACAGTCCTTTTTGCTTGAGTCGATTCTTTTGTTGCACATTAAAAAGAAACATGGCCATACAAAGGATTTTATCCTTATTATAATACTTTTTCTTTGCATACATGAAGGCTAGGTAAAAAGACAAAAGGGTATCGATTGTCGCGACATTCACTGTGGTTCCGTTCTCGATCGTAATTTTGTTGTAATTGTGACAAGCGATGGGTTCATACAAAAATGCGACCGAGTCATCATCAATCTTGATCTCGATATGTCGGGGGATGATTTCACTGATTTCGGCATGTTGTATCATGACAATTTTTTTGTTGATCTTATCTTCGAGCCTCTCTTTCAAGATGATTGCGCCCTTTTCAATATCCTCGACAATCACGTCAAAGTCGGCGGTTTTTTGAACTTTTCGTTTGTCCTTGGCATCCATGTATTCGGAATACAAGGCGCAGGCGTAGCCGCCGATGAAAACCGCATCCATCGAAATCAAGGCATCGCGAATAATAACATGGATTTCTTCTTCAATATTTGTATCCTTTGCGGAAGAGGACGCTGATAAACTTTCTTGGGAACTCAAAATAGAGTTGACTGTTTTTGCTTCAAGCTTGTTTTGAAAATTAACCATGTCGCAGTTAACAGTGGGATTGACGGGGTAATGATTATTTAGAAGAACAAGGCGCTTAAAGACCTTTTCCCAGCGACTGACATCGCCCATGGGTCTCGAGAGTTCCAAGAACATGTTCATTCTCAAGAAGTTGGCAGGGCAGTACTTGATGCCGGCAACTTTGATGGCATCTACAAGCAAGGCATCGAAAATGTCTTCGTGTAGAGATGTGATGTCGGCTATGGGAATAAAGTTGACATAGACTTTGAACGTACCGTGGTGAACACCGGCTTTTGCTTCGACTTCTAAATAACCGGCATCAGCATAGATATTGGCGAGTTCGATGGCGTCGTTGAGCGCATTTTTCGAGTAAAAGTCGTAATCGGGGATTTCGAGTTCTCGGTTGTAAAATTGGTCTTGCTTAGGGAGAATATTGTTAATCGCAGTGCCACCGTAGCAGATCAGTGGTTTTTGCTGGAGGAATCTTTCCAAAATTTCGATGATTTTTTTGACGTCTTCATTCATCGCGGTTTTTTTGCCTTTAAATTCCTCACTTTCATCGACCGCCTGACGCAAAATGGCGAGCTCACATTCGTCGAAACTCATTTTGTCGTTGCAGACGGATGGTTCGTACTTGGTTTGCATCCTGATATACTATTGCAAGATATTTTTGAGTAAGGGGGCAGATCCAAGAGGGAGAGCGGGTGCTTTCGGAACAGCGGGTGCAATCTTTTGCTTTTTGCTGGTGGTTGTGTCGGAAGAAGAAGATATGACAGAAGACATTGGAACGAATGACGATTTAGCATAATTGAAAATATTTTCGTAATCTTCTAAATTGTTAGGGTCCGCATAGAATTTGTATAAAAGGAACTGGGGTAAACCAGCGGCGACAACATCGGACGGTTTGGGAATATTTACCAAATCATTTTTCGGAGGCATGACCATGATGAAACGATCGATGGTGGTTCCGAGACCATCTCTCTTTGAAAACACGGGATCAATTGGTTTATTTAATATATCGTCGTAGCTGTAGACTTCGAGTCCGCCAGATATGTGAGCTGGCAAATTGACAACATTGTATATTTCTGAGCAGTCATTATTTGAGGAAGTACATAAAGTGTCGTAGTTGGACATTTTGCCGTCAGTGTCGAAAATTATTATCACTTTTTTCATGATGTCTTTTAAAAAGGTTCCGCCATCAACTTGAATTGCCTTGTCGTCCTTTTGATATAAAGTACTTGGGAATGCATTTGTTAATGCCCCGGCGACTCGCTTGTATATATCTTTTTTACCATTATTTTGATCTTTGCCCTTGATGCGTAACATAATAAACAAGGGGTCATCTGGAGATGGACATGCAGAGCTTGTGAATGCACTGGAACTGACGGCACTCAATGCATCGGTTAATGTGAGTCGTTCGTTATCCTTATTTTGAGTGTCCATTGTTTGAAAGTCGTCCGAATACGATACATATTCATTGTCATCTACTGTGTAAATTTCGAAATCGAGGAGACGACAACCTTTCTTCAAAACAACCAGAATTGCTTCGCGATTTGCATAATCACCGCTGATTGCGCTATTATAAGATGACTTTACCATAAATTCGCGCAGGGGGAGATCTAAGTATTTTTGTGGAACAGGTCCGATGGATAAGGGCGAACTTGACTTTTTCATGGTTTCAATCTCGCTTTCTCCGAAACCCTCTTGCGATCGCTTGTTTAGTTCACGTTGGGCTTGCAACTTGATTTCGGCGCGTGTTTTGAGCAAATTATGAATGATGACAAATGTGATACAAACAATTACTAAAATTAACAGTTTTTTTATTATATGCATTTTTCCTTTTATTGAATTGTATATATAAGCGGTCTAAAAAATAATTTAAATCAACACATGTAATATATACAAGAATAGAAAATGGCAGGTGGATTACTAAATCTTGTCGCTGAAGGTGCAAACAATACAATTATACAAGGCGGCGATTATCAAAAAACCTTGTTCCGCACCACTTATCGAAAAATTACAAACTTTGGGTTACAAAAATTTCGAATCGACTATGACGGACAGCGAGACTTGCGGGTTGGCGAAGCGTCTACATTTTCCTTCAAAATGCCGCGGTATGCCGAGCTGTTGATGGACACCTATATTGTCATTACTTTGCCGCACATTTGGAGCCCCATTTATCATCCATGTGAGGGTACCAGTAACAATTGGTCGGCATATGATTTTCGATGGATCCGCGATATTGGTTCGCATATTATCAAAGAAATTGAAATTAAATGTGGAAACTTTACTTTGCAAAAGTACTCGGGGGAATATTTAGCGGCAATGGTTGAGCGTGATTTCGACGAGTCGAAGAAAAAGTTGTTTTACCAAATGACCGGGAACATTGACGAACTTTACGATCCGGCAAATAGTTTTGGACGTGCAAACACATATCCGTCGTCATACTATACAAACAATACGCTTGGATCTGAGCCGTCGATCCGTGGGCGCAATTTGTATATACCAATCAATGCGTGGTTCACAATGGACAGCAAATGCGCATTTCCGATGGCGTCTTTGCAATACAACGAATTGTATATAAACGTGACACTAAGACCGATCGAGGAGTTATTCCAGGTGCGTGATGTATTTGACACTCCGAATAATTACCCGTATGTGCGTCCTGATCTCAAGGAAGATCGTTTCCAGATTTTCCGATTCTTGCAGACGCCGCCGGCGGTCAACATTGAACGAGCAAATTATCCGAATACTTCAAATACCTGGAATGCCGACATCCATATTTTAGCGACTTATTGTTTCTTGTCAAAAGAAGAGACAAAAACATTCACGGGAGAAAACCAGGTTTACCTTATAAAAGATATTATTGAATACAACTATGAAAATATAACTGGCACCAAAAAGATCAAAGTCCAGTCAACGGGTATGGTTTCGAATTGGATGTGGTACTTTCAACGAAACGATGTTTACATGCGAAACGAATGGAGCAACTATACAAATTGGCCGTATAGAACGCTGCCAAGCGATGTGGTCCCTGCGCCGATCGAAGGCACAGATCCCAACATTACATTGGACGAAGATGTGACAAAACCGCTGGGACCTTGGATTAATCCCGATGGTAAAAACACGGGTTATTTCGTGACGAATGATTACACTGTGGAGAACCAAAAAGAAATTCTGGAGACCATGGGCATCCTTTTCAATGGCGAATACCGTGAAAATCTGATGCCACGCGAGGTGTTTGAGTATGTTGAAAAGTATGCGAGAGCAAAGGGCGCATCATCCAACAATGGTTTGTACTGTTACAATTTTTGCTTGAATTCGAATGCGGCCGAGTATCAGCCAACGGGGGCGATTAATTTGTCAAAGTTCAAGACGGTCGAACTGGAACTGACAACATTTGTGCCCCTCCTCGATTTGCAAAACTACGATTTCAAAATTACTTGTAACGAGGAAGGTGAGGTGATTGCGACAAGTGCACCGACTTGGCGTTTGTATGAATACAATTACAACATGAAATTGTTCGAGGAAAGATATAATGTGTTGTCATTTGTAGGCGGTTACTGTGGACTTTTGTATGCAAAGTAATATATATATATATATCATGTCAACTGAATGGATAAAAAACTTTAGTCATGAGACAAAAGAAAATTTTGAAAATAATAACAACACAAAATCTGAAAAGAAAATTAAACCACCTATGTTAAAATCAGTTTATTTGGAACCAATCGATGCTAGAAACACGGTTGAACCCTTGGATACAATCGGTGGATCGGGATTTGATAATGTCAAAGGATTAAAAATGAAATCCCCGCAAGCAGAGAAACCGCAGAAAGAACCGCCAAATAAGGATAACAAAATAGTCGGAGATATGGTGATCACACTGTTTACATCGTTTCTATCGTTTTATTTAGCATACAATTTGTATTTCAATCTGACGGTCGAAGATAACAAACTGTTTGAGATTGAAAAGAAACTCGACAATATACCGATGAAACCTGCGACAAATTGGTTTGTGGAAATTGTGAAAAACATGACAATGTGGATAACAACATCGATCCCGACCCGTATCAAAACCTTTATTGACAACAATTCGTACTTCAAGTATCGAAGCATCTTTGTCCTCTTTCTGATTCTTGGCAACTTTTACTTGAAGCCGGTAATCAAAAGTATTGTCCAGTTTTTCGAAGGGCTTGTGAAACAAAAGAAGAACACGGTTTTCAAATACATATTCGGATACAAAAACAACAACAAACTGATTTCGATATTGTTCTTCTTCTTTTTGACCAAGGCGTTGTATACAATGTTTTTGGAAGAAGGGGGCGGTCCGATTGTCTCATTCATTGTGGCGAACCCAATTTTGTTCTTGATTGGACTTTTTGTATATGTGGTCGTTTTGTATCCCATCACAGTTCCATTGTCGACATTTGCTGTGACATGTTTATTAATCTTCTATTGTTTTGTCAGCATGATATACTTTTATTTCACAGAAAAATTTGATACAAAGTCACCGTATGCGAATGTAACATCATTTTCCGAATTATTGGCGGCGATTAATAATCATTTGAATTTTGGACCAGTTATTTTGGAAAACCAGAACAACAAGATTGAAAAATTGTTTGCTTTCCTTTTCAACGATATCCACTATTTGTATTTCATCGGAGTCTTTGCGAGTATTATTCCAATTGTCATGAAGATACAATCGTCCGTTTTAAAAACATACTTGTTTGCATTGGTCGGCGCCATCATCGGACTTTTGTCGGTTTCCAAGTATTTCGGGTTTGGTGAGATTATCGAGAAAATCAAAAATAGTATAGTGTCACGGTAAAAAACAACTTAAAAAAACGCGAACCATCAATATACAACAAATAATGGTCAAAGCAAAGTCTCACACGCCAGTATTAAAAAAAAAGTTTTATCCGATTGTAAGTGTATGCACGCCAACATTTAATCGGAGGCCCTTTATTGAAACAATGTTTCAGTGTTTTCGCAACCAAACTTATCCGAAAGATCGCATGGAATGGATCATTGTGGATGACGGTACGGACCGCATCAAGGATCTTGTGGAAAAATCGGGTATTTCGCAGATCAAATATTTTGAACTTCCTAAAAAGGTGTCACTTGGAGAGAAGCGCAATTATATGCACAGCAAGGCCACCGGCAGTATTATTGTCTATATGGATGATGATGACTACTATCCGCCGGATCGCGTCTCGCATGCGGTTGAAACCTTGATGGAAAACAAACATGCTTTGTGTGCAGGGTCGAGTGAGATTTACATTTATTTCAAGCATATAAAAAAGATGATCCAGTTTGGCCCTTATGGTCCGAATCACGCGACAGCGGGAACGTTTGCATTCAGGTCAGAACTATTGAAACAAACGCGATACCAAGACCACGCTGCGGTGGCGGAGGAGCGAGAGTTTTTGAAAGGATATACAATTCCATTTGTCCAGCTGGATCCGATGAAAACGATTTTGTGTTTTTCTCATGAGCAAAACACATTCGACAAGCGCAAGTTGTTGGATAATCCGCATCCCGATTACGTACGAGAGTCGCCGAAAAAGGTGACAGATTTTATTAAGCTGGATAAAGAAGCGGAAATTAAAAAGTTTTTCATGGAAGAGATTGACCCCTTGTTGGAAAAGTATGAGCCCGGAAAGCCGCAAATGAAACCAGATGTGCTGAAACAAATCGCCCAAATTGAAAAAGATCGCGAAAAAATGATACAAGACGAGATGGCAAAGAATGGGCAAATCATGTTGAACCAGCCGGGGAAACCACCGGTTGCTCTAACTGCGCCACAGGTCGTGGAGATGTTGACTAAACAAAATGAGCAAATTCATGTCTACGAGAAGCGCATACAGGAACTTGAAAATATAAACATGCAGTTGCAGAAAATGTTGGCAGCAAAGTCGCAAACAACTCCGGTTCCAGTATTGGGCGAATCTTCAAAGTCAGAGCCATTGTTCAGAATCGATTCGCTAACGTCCAAATAAAATATTTTTCATGGCATTTCGTACAGTGGAAGATGTGGTACCGTAGTTGGCTGCGATAAAGCCTCGGGTCAGATCGCGTGTAATTTGGAACGCGGGTAATTTTGCGGTGGAACTTAACTGTGGAATCTGAGTAAAGTTATTTTGGGTCATGAATAATACAATGTCGACAAACAACTTCTTGATGTCAACATTGTGTCGGTTCCAGCGTAAACATTCGATTAAAGCGCTTGTCATGGCGCCGCAATACTGTTGTGTAAAAGTGCTGTAAATATCCGCACTTGATTGTTCGTCGCGACAACCAGATAAGCATACGATGTTTGGGTTTGTGACTCCATTGTTATTGGTCTTTGATGATACAATTTGTTTTTGCGCGTTTACATTAAAGTTCCACATTAGGTCGCATACAGTGCCACTATTGCAGCTGTCAAATACAAGCATTGTTCGGCAGCGACTTTTGCTTACGATGTTAAAAATTTTGTCGTCCGTTATGACTCCTGCGGATAAATAGTCAGACGGAACAATGATTTCATCTAAAGTATCGACTTCATCGCCATTTGTATCACGAACGCGACTTCCGTGGCCGCTATAATGAATCCAAATTTCACGGAGTCTCGCGCTTTGCGAAACGATAGATACCAAATTATTAAGAATATTTTGAGTTGTCGGTTTAAAGTTGGCATCACTTATGTCGTCTCTCAATAAAACGATGTTTTCGGCATTGTATCCATAAGCATCGATTAAAATATTTCGCATATTGATGACGTCGTTTATGCAACCGTCTAGTTTGGCATTCGGTGAATCATTGTAATTGATTCCGATAAGAAGAGCTTTTTTAGACATTTTGTATATACAAACTATGTGTAAAAAAAAACTGTATAAATAGTATAGAGATAGAATGAGTCAACGCGAAGATAGAAAGTTAACAGCAAAAGCTGCGAATAATTGGTTACAACTGACTGCTACAGAAAAAGAAGAGTTTGACAAAAAATGGTTAGAAAAAACTAACAGATGGCGCGAAACGGACAAAGCTTTTGCAAAAGAGTTTTCGGATGAAATCAAAATTGTAGACTCAACTTTAGTAAATAGACTGATCGAGTTGTGTGAAAAATACAAAAACGATGACGACAAAATTCAGTTAGATATTCCGGTTTGTCTTGTTTTGGAAGAGTACAGAAACGGAGTTGACAACTTATTTTTTTTTATTTTAACAAGACCCGAAATAAGCAGCTCTGATAAAATGAAGTTTATGGATTTTATAAAAACAAAAACAGGTTTATCAAGTGAAAAACTTTTTAAGCAAGACAGTTATGACAGTGTTGTAAATTTTCGAGATCAAGATGGAAATAATATATTGGCTTCGATATTGTGCGACAAAAATATTGATTCTAAAACAAAATTGGTGTTTTCTGAATTTTTGTTTGAATTGAAATTAAACGAATTGTTTACATTTGAAAATACAAAGGAAGGAAGTAAATACCAAGGATACAATGTCGGGATTTGTCCAGAGCAGATTCGTCTATCAAAACAAGATGAAATTGATCGCGACGAGAATTCCGACATAAACGAAGAAATAAATGCAGCAAAGTTAAAAAAATTTTTGGAACAAGTGATTGCAATAATAAGTGGAAACGGAAAAGCCCTTGAATTTAGAAGAAAAGTGCTGAGAATGCCAAAGCCAAAAAGTAACGATTCTTTGTCAGAATTGTCGGTATCTTCAGCAGCATCATCAGATTCTTTAGAAGAACCTTTGACACTTTCAGTTCGGTCCGAATCGCCAGTTGTAAGACCAGCATCCCCTTCATCTCGGTCCGAATCGTCGTTTTCAACAGATACCGAGTGGTCAGATGATTTGTCGAGACCACAAACGGTCGGTTCAATTCGTTCAAAACCGTCGAGCACTTTGAATAGTTATGAATCGTCGAGACCGCGAACGAGTAATTCATCAACTCTTGACTTGTCGGATGAAAACGCAGTCGGAAATATTGTAAGTAATACATTCAGATTAAACGCTTACAACGATAACACAAGCGATCGTTTAAAAAGACTTGCAACCCCTAAATTTAAGTTGAAACCCAATAGTGAAACTTCAAAAAGAACACAAAAGGTTCTGCCAATGGGGGGTGCAACCCGAAGGGGCAAACGACAAAACACGAAAAAAAAGAGAAAAACTTCTACTCGTCGTCGAGGTCGTCGACAGTAGCGTCTTTTTTCACATTTCGGTCTAAATATCGATACATTCGTTTGATATCTAACTTATTGATATCGTAGGTTTCAAACATTTTTTCCAAGTTATTTAACACGTTGGTGTCGTTTACCACATCTTGCTTTTTATCGGCATAGAAGATGCGTAATTCATGAAAAAACGAGATGAGGTCTTTTTTATCCATATCCATCTTTTGACACAAATCGTAAATAAACTCAATGTTGTTGTATTCGGTCGAGTATTTTGTCAAGACTTTGGTGAAACGAATCTCAGTGGGTGTTTCCTGTTTTGGATTTTTGCACAAATGATACAAACGATTATTATTGAACGTTTTCATGAGGCTGCTCATCTCGTTAAAGTGCCAGATCTGGTTTTGGAAGGTTATTCGGTCGATATAGTCCGAGTAACAGATATTATCCAAGAAACGGAGATAGAAAGGTAGTGACTGCGCGGGTTTTGCGGGTATAGCATCAATTATATTTTCGTGCCACAATAGTGCCACGGTGGTGCGGTCGGTTTCGTTCATGAGTGTATTGTGATCGTCCATTTTGTATGGCCGGGCAATCAGTGATTTTGTGATTTTATTTGTGTCTTCGTTGAATGTTTTGACATTTAAAATATTTTGTAAAATTGATGGGTGAATTAACTGGGGTTTTTTGTCATACAATTTTTGAATAAAACCCAGTTTGCGCAAATCCCCGATGGCGTAGTTTTCAATCACGTCCACAAGAGATTCGTCGACTTTTGGAAACATAGTTCTTATCAAGCATTTCATCTGAACGGGTGTTGGTGTTTTGATTTCAAACACATTGCATACTTTCATCAACTCTTTGATTTTTTTGTCGACGTTGTAGTTGCCGATACAAATGATTGGGTTCAGTGTCATGTTTTCGAGCTTTTGTTTCTTTGTCTTTTTTTGGCGTATCAGCTTGATTAGGGCAGTGAGACCACCTTTGTCGCCACTATTCATGCCATCGATTTCGTCCATCACAATAACAATTTTTTTCACACGTTTGTGCATCATATCGAGGACGTTGCACGAGGCGATATTGTTGCTGGCGATGTTGTCGATAAGTGCTTTGTTGCGCACGTCGCCGGCGTCGTAGTGAATAACATCGTAGTCCATTTTTTTCAAAATATCGATAACGAACGTTGTTTTGCCAACGCCGGAGGATCCATAGATATAAAAGCCTTTTTTGAAATTTGTATTCTTGTGGTTCTTTTCAAAACTGTTGAGTATTTCGCAGATTTCGTTTTCGATGTGTTCTCTGTTGAAAATTTTGTTCATTATTGTAATTGAAGAAATTGGCTTTAATTATAATAAAAAAGTATTGTTTTGACTGGAACCAAACGCGTTAACGTCCAAATCGGCTGAAATCGGTTGTTACAGGAATAAAGTTGGCACCCTTTGGCTGGAGTGCGCCGTTGTATGAATACTGATCTTTGGGAGAGGCGTTGGGCAAAGTGGGGACACCGGTGTTGTTGCTGCCGGGTCTATATTCGGTTGCACTTGCTCCGCTTGACGGGTATCCATTCGCATTTGCACTTGAACTTGTGTTGACAGGTCCTCGATAAGATTGGTTGTAACCGACGCGGTCAAGTCCAAGACGATCTGCAGTGGATCCGAGTAAGTTTCCTGCCGCATCAAAGGTTTTTCCAACAAGATTGCCCGCAGTGTCAAAGGTTTTTCCAACAACATTGGTGGCCGTGTCCAGGGTTTTGTCAACAACGTTTCCAGCAACATCGACAGTTTTATTTACGACATTGCCTGCAGTTCCGATGGTTGAACTGACCACATTACCAGCAGTACCAATGGTGTTGTTCACAAGATTGCCAGTTGCGCCTACAATAGTTTTGTTATCAAATGCAAGAGATTGCTGGCCGGCAGTTTGGGTTCCTGATCCACCATTTCCGCCGCAGTTCGTACAAGCAGAACCGCTGCAACCGGGGCATGCGGGACATACAGGGGGCACTATTTGAGTTTTTAGTAGATAATCGCTGGAATTAATAGTGCCGTCAATGGTTGCGTCCGAGTTGAAATAAATGTACCAACGTGCGAAAGCGTTTAGTAAATCGGAGTTTCCGCTAATTTCGGATTTAGAGCCAGATTCAGATCCGGAGCCAGAGCCAGAACTTGATCCATAGTTATTTGCAGAACCAGTGTAAACCTTATCTTTCAGAAATCGTCTGTATTTGACAACTCGAATAGAACCATCCGCATCGAGCGCATTGGCAAACACAATGATTGTGGTGTTGTCGTCATTGGGCCAGACCATAATGGTATGATTATCGAGTTTATCTTGGACAAAGAAAGGCGTGTTGGAAGTTTGGGAGAAGGTTTTATTGGACGCTTCGGTGCTGGTTGTGGTAGAACTGGTTAGCGAAAGGTCCGGGGCCAAAATGTCTAAATGTCTGGCATTTCTGTAGAAAACGTCGACCTGACGACTTGTGCCGATTTTTGATTGTATCAACAAATTGCCGTTCTTTACGTCGTATCTTACGTTCTTCGTTAGCTGGTAGAGACCACGAGTCGAGTCGTAAAAGTCGTCTACCACATTTTTGTCGTCATTACCGTCGGACGCATATGAATATGTGCTTTGCAAATAGATGGTGCGCTTGGCATCGATATCGGCTTGGCCTGTAATATATTTTGCAGATTGTATCAGCTCGCTGTCCTTAAAGTAAGCAGACACCGCTGGTTGGTAAGAACCCGAGTAGGTTACACTGGTGTTGCCGGTGGTGGTGGTGTTGCCAGCAATAACAGACTTAGTCAAGTCCATAACATACAAAAAGGTCTTTGTTCCCCAAGTAACGCAGCAAAGCTGATTATTGGTAAATTTTTTGGACCACTGTTTGTCAATTGCGTCGATGCCCGTCTTTTTGCTTTCATCCGAGATCTGGCTCAATTTTTGGCCGTTGCTTCCTTTAACGTAGCTTGCAATATCTGCGTCGCCGTTTCTCGACAAAATATCGATTTTGGAAACTGAGTCGCCGGCCATGTCGTCTGAGGTTGTATACTGTGTTCCATAGACAACCACCGAGTTTCCGTTTCTGGGATCGTAGAAAATATCGTCGTATAATTTGGTAATGTTGCGACCATTGTCGTATGCAATGACTTTTTGGTTTGTGAAACTGTCGGTGCTATACAAATAGCTGTTGAACCCCTCGGATACAAGTCCCATATTTTTCACAGCAGTTGCAATCACCAATACTAGTAAAAGTATAATAAATAGTAGCAATGGTGTAAGCTTAATTTCTTTAAACATCATAAATATATATTTTACTTGGAGAAAATTTAAAGATGGCAAAATCGCTGAAACCGTTTCATAATTCGGCTTATGAGTTTGAAATCGGCATCGATGAAGCTGGCCGCGGACCTCTGTTTGGCCGGGTCTACGTGGCTGCTGTAATTTTACCTAAAGACAATTTTCGGCATGATTTGATGAAAGACAGCAAACTTATCAAATCGCGCAAAAAAATGACGGAACTCGCCGATTATATTAAAACAAATGCAGTTTCATGGCATATTTATTATGCAGAGGCCGCTGAAATCGATTCGACTGGGATTTTAAACTGCGTTATTCGCGGGATGCATCATTGTATTAGCGAAATTATTAAAAAGAAGAGTCTGCTTTTGGAAAATACTCTCTTACTTGTAGATGGAAACTATTTTCGGCCGTATACTCGATACAATGAAGAGACGGAAACATTAATAACTGTTGCGCATGAAACTGTGGAAAAGGGAGATGGGACTTACTCATCAATCGCGGCTGCATCCATTCTCGCGAAGAACGAGCGAGACACTTATATGGAAGAACTGTGTGAAAAAAATCCAGAGCTAAAAGAACACTATTCGCTGCACACCAATATGGGATATGGAACCAAGGCACACTTCGAAGGCATTCGTAATCATGGAATCACCGAATGGCATCGTAAATCTTTTAAGGGTGTATTATAACTGCGTTTTGTCACATTTTTTGATTAATTCATAATTTAATAATTTTCTACACATGACATAAAAATAAGCGTCATAATTACACTAAACTCGATTCATGCCGATTTGAGTTGTACTGGCGAAACTATGATTAATGGAAATAATTTATCACCCGATATTTTCTTTAATAATAGTAATTACTGTGAAATGACGGATTTATTACAATTACAATCAGCAGTAACAGTGTTACCTAGATCAAATGATATTACAAAGGCTTCCTCTGTTACCGAAGAAACTTTAAATACAAAATCAAATCTAAAGTTCCTCTGTAAAACTTGCGCTAGAACGTTAACTGATGTTACTATTTGTTGCTGTTATGAAGATATTATGCTAATTAATGAATCCGCCCATAGAAAAGATATGCTGACGTTATGCGAACAACATAAAAGCTTATGGAAAGTCAGCCAGAATAATCATCGGATTCATCATCCTCTTCTAGAAACTGGAACTGAGTTAACTAATGAAATAGAGAACTCTTTGGTTGCATTCTTTAAAACATTTAAAAAAGAAAAACTCGATAATAAGAACATCAAAGCTCACGTGAAGTCTCCCTGGTTATTGCATGCGAGTGACATGATCAGCCCCAAGAGGGTGTATGAGTGCTTTAATATGGCACCTAAGATTTTTTCTATTCAAAACAATGATGCATCCGCGATTGGAACTATATTGCATGAGTTTGTTGCTCTAGGATGTTATGGTGAACTTGGTAAGTAGTAATATTCAAAATTAATTGGTTTTGTATTTGTTTTGCTTAATGTATTTTTATTATTATGTGGTTATGGTAATTTAAAGGACAAAACTGGAGTAATCCAACTTCGAATAGTATTATTGTGGACCCTGAACATCTTAATATAAGGTAAAACCTATATATATAGCGGCCGAGATATTACGTTAACAAAAATAATGAATTGATAAATTAATTCATACATAATTTTATTGTTTCTCTTGCAACTGAAATTAGGGTTCATGGTTGTTCTGATGTCCTCTTCAATAAAATTCCAGTCGAGTTGAAAACAATTACTGAGTTAGACATGGCTTCGAGTAAGGTCAGTTATTGGCTGAAACAGATTAGTTTGTATCAAATATTGAATGGCTTTTCAAAGGCAATTCTTGTTATTATTAGTCGAAATGCTCTAGAACTGAAGGCTTACGAGGTTAGTCAAGAAAATATTCAAGTTTCAATTGGTTATTGGAGAAAACTATTCAGTGATCATCCTATTTTGACGAAGTGCCTGAATATATCTCGTGTGTATGCTGAATATTGTGAGGCTATCAATCACAATCTAGAGAAAATAAGACGAGATGATTCATTTTTAAAAGTTCAAGAGCAAGGAATTTCTTTGTTTTTGGAACATGTTGACAGTGTGATTGCTAAATTTAATACATTGATAGCAAATAAAAAGAAGATTAAGTTAAAGGTCGGCAGAAATACTATAGCTGAGTTAAAGAGGATTATTGCTATATTAGAATCTGCAATAAGCTTGAAGGTGCCAAAATTCGAAAAAATTTTAAGTTTAAAGCTTGAGTTATATTCGAAAAGCTTGAATGAAATGAAAAAACGGTTCGAATAGCTTGAATAAAATTAAAATAAAATGTAATATAAATAATGAATCGTTTGTTGTATAATTATTTTGTTAAAAGTGAAATCAATATTTTTTATAGTAGTTTGTCCAAAATAAATGTTGAAAATATACATGTTGCACGAGCAAAATTTCTTGACTTAAATATGCAATTAAATAATGCTGAGTTTGTTTTTTTCGACAGCAGTTTAAAGCATCAGTTGAGAGAACAACTAAACACAATTCGAAACAAAATCATCGAAGTCGAGCTGGAAGAAGAGTTGACAACATCCTCGGTCTTTAAAAAAGTCCATCTAAAGTAGCCTTGGGTAGTTTACGAACATCAGATGTTTTGTCCATGGTCGAATAGCCAATTAAGAATCCATCATCGCTGGTTCGAATAAAACCAAGGGCGTACTCGACTTTTTCACCAGCAAAGGTGAAAAATTTGGACCATCTCTTCACGCGGTTTGTCTTTGTATCAAGCGCGACTAAAATATGGTAATAATATCTGCGATCTTCGTATGAAACCGCGTGTGCAATAAACCACGTTTCGTCGCCGACTCGAATGCCATTGGTCGATCCTCGAAGCAGTTCGAAGAATCTGGGCACGCCAGTAATCTCAACTTTATTTATCAAGGTATTTGCATGACCGATCTCGTAAGATGTCATGGGCCACCACTTGTAAATAACCCTAAGACGATTGTCGGATCCGGCATACAAGACCCAATTCTTCTCAATATTCAAATAGCCATCGGTTTTTACTAAAAATGACGACTTTACACAGCGGTTGTCATAGTCGATAGTGCCATACTCGACAGTCATGGTTCCGTCACTTAATCCGCGGTTTGCAGTGAAATGGGTTTCGCCATTATGTTCAAACAACCGGACGTCTTCGAGTCCGACATAACGACAATCAAAGTCTCGATTGTATCCGAGCTCGAATGTGTTATCCATATAGCTTACCATATTTTTCGTGACAATGTGCTCTTTGTTTACGTATCCGCCATTTTCGTCAATAAAATAGTTCACGTGTCTGCGAATTGTGACCATTTTTCCACCATGGACAGCAAATGTTGGTGTACTGACTCGAAAGTCACTGGGCACATAGTCTTTTAGTTCGGTTGTCGCTCTAAATATTTGGTTGCAGTAAAACTTGTAATTTGATAAAACATTCTTCAAAATGCTATCCTCTATACTTTTCGCAGCCATTACACGCATGCTGAGAGCGGCCATGTCGATATTGTCTGGGTTATGATAGTACCCGACTATACTGTACTCGTAGTCGATCTTGTAGTCGTACACGTCATTTTGCAAAAACAAGTAGTCGATCTTCGATTTATCGACGCCCTCCAACTGCTTTAGTGCAATCTTGTAAAACTCGTAGGCCAACTTGTGCTTCGATTCGCACCGATAGTGATTGATAATTTCGTAAATATTCTCGAGTCGCTTGGGGAAGTAGTCGTAGGCAAGCATCCAGTACGCTATAGCCGAGTCGACATTTCCAAGCGCTTTGTAACATCTCCCGATGCTGTAGTAACTGTGCCAGACTTCGTCAAACCAACCGCCGATTTCAATACGCTTCTTGTACATTTCGATGGCTTTCTCTTTGTCGCCATGGTCTCGGTAACTATTGGCCAAGTAGAATGTGTATCGGTCGTTGTTTGGCTTTTCAACAAGCCCTTGAGTCAAGAGGCGAATATCACGTTCGAACTTGTCGGCCTTGGCGCCACCATCTCCGATGTCGTCAATAAATAGTATGCTGCGATCGAATTGGTCATACTTGGTGCCGTCGGGCGTGTTAATCACCTCGTGAGTAACGCCCCAATACTTGATTCCCATATTATTTTTAACAATTCTTACATTTTTGTAAGAAAATCGCTCGCTGCCCTGGAACAAATGGAAAACGTCAGCATTGTTTAAATCTGCCTTGAACTTTTGTAGATCAAACTGTGGGCCTTTTACCAAAATCATGTCTGCATCCATGAGTAAAATATAGTCGATATTTGGGTCGTTTTCGCAAGCCTGTAGCGCAAACGTCCGATTGTGTTCAAAGTTCTTGAACGGCTCGACTATAATTCGTCCTGTTTTTTTTTTATTTTCAAAATATGTTTGTATCAATTCGACCGTATTGTCGGTGCTTCCTGTGTCGCAAATACAATAAGAATCGATAATGTCAATGACCGAGTCGAAAAGTCTTGTAATAATTTTCGACTCGTTTTTCACAATCATGTTTAAACACAGTTTAGGCATCTCTCTGTATAACCATAATCGCAAATTGTTTATATCTTTTTTCTTTTGTCGCTTTAAGTTATATAAATAAAAAAAAATGGCATGCAGTCGTTATAACAATGATCAAAACAGAATAGAGAAGCGAAACGCGATTAGTACATTTGCAGGAAGGTATGCTTTAGATGTTCCCGGACCGGGGGCAAATATGCCTTTCAATGCGGATCCGCACCTCCGAATCGGCGGGTGGGGTGCCAACTTTTGCGACAATATGATGGATATTAACAGCGATTTGCGAGGTTTGACGCGACCATTGAACCGTGATTTGCCGGATGTAAACAATTACAAGACGCACGCAGTGAAATGTTCGACAAATTCGTATGACGAGACAAATTATGTAACTGACGATTCTCGCGCAACCCACCCCGCATGGAGTTATCGCGATATTGAAATGGATCGTTGGGAAAGTCCGATCCTGAATCCCCTGGATCAACTTGAAAAACCCTTCCACAACAATTTAAATACCCGAATCTTAGAAAAAGACTATTTCAAACCCAAGTTTCAACGATGAAAAAAAACGTACGAGTAATATATATTATGGAATTAGCAATACCTTTAGTCGCATTAGGGAGTTTATATATTGTGTCGAATCAAAAGAAACAAAAAGGGCCGAAACCTGCAAACGAAGGTTTTAGAAGTCTTCCCAATACTGATATACCTGATAAAAATTACAACACATCATCTGTTCCTAGTGAGGAAACCGATATGACTGCGAAACTTTCCACTGTGAATAAATACGATGGAACATCCGCTTATACCGACAAATATTTTAATCCTTATTCGAAAGATAGTTTGGTTTCCAAATCGGTAGATAGTAATACAGAAACATACAAATCATTAAGTGGCGACAGTGTAGATTCTGCTTATTTTCAGCACAACAATATGATGCCCTTTTTTGGAGGCAAAATCCGATCAAAGGTTGATCCCGGATCCAATGAAGCTATTTTGGATAATTATTTAGGAAACGGTTCGCAGACCATTGTCAAGTCGGAGCAAGCCCCTTTATTCGCACCGAATGCTAACTATCAGATGGCCCATGGAGCGCCAAATATGAATGACTTTTACCAGTCTCGTGTGAATCCGAGCATGCGCATGGCGAATGTAAAACCATTTGAAGAAATCAAGGTTGGTCCTGGTCTCGGTCTCGGATATGGCACCGAAGGTTCCGGTGGATACAACTCTGGCAATATGATGCGCGAATCTTGGCTCCCCAAGACTGTAGATGATTTGCGCACGGCTAATAAACAGAAGGCGTCCGAGATGATGCAACTTGGACACGAAGGTCCGGCGAAGAGTCGGATCACCAATGTTGGTATTCTGGGTGCTTTCCAAAAGAATCGTCCCGAAACCGCTTTCGAATGGGGACATGACCGTTTGTTCACTACCACGGGTGTTGGCAAAGGTGAGACTTTGCACTCGATCCCGATTGAGAGACACGTGGTGCGACCCGAGACGACTGTTGACTACAACGGTGTTGCGCAGAGTATACACGCTCAACAAGCGATGCCTGGCGAAATTTTACCGAGCCACCGTACCGAGAATGGACCGACCCAGCTGGGAGCTGCAAATGCTATTGGACGCGGATTTGGCAATGAGGGTGACTACGGTTTAAAGTCGAAACAAGTTTATGCAAACAACCGCAGCTCGAATGTACAAGAAGATTATTTCGGCGCGATTGGCAGCAGTATTGGTGCAGTAGTTGCGCCTCTTCTCGAAATTATGAGACCATCCCGTAAAGAGAACACAACTGGCAATTTGCGTGTGTATGGAGATGCCAAGACTGCGGTCAGTCAGTCGTATTTGTATAATCCGAATGATGCACCTGCGCATACTATGCGCGAAACAACCGAAGAATCTTTGAACCACTGGAATGTGAATCGTGGCCAGACCGGTAATGGTTACTTATCGAATGAACAGACGCCGGTTTCTCAGCAACGTGATACGACTCTTGCTTCGCACACTGGCGGTGCTGGGTTTCGCACTCCTTCTGCGCGCAACTATGATGCCGAGCTCAGTTATCAACCAAGCACTTTAAAGGCGGATACTGTTAAAGGACGCTTCGGTAATTCAAACACAAATTTGTTTAACAACTCTGTGAATTATCAGGGCAAGCCGAAAGATATGGATATGATCAATAATCGCGACGTGATGCCCAAAATGCCTTACTCAACCCATGGAGTGGGAACTTTTGGCGAGTATCAGCAACGCGGTCAGACACTCGATTCTAACATAAATATGGAACGCAATACTCCAGATTTATATAATGTGTTGCAGCAGAATCCTTACGCAATTAAGCGTACATACAAATAAAAACTTTCTATGCTGTCTCGAGTTCATAGATAGGAATAAAAAAATTATCATTTGAATTTGCCAATTTACATGATACTATGAGTGTACCGTCTGGTTTTTTTAAAACATAGTCGGCAGTTAGTACTTGGAATTCAAAAAGTTGGGGACCATAGGTTGGATCTTTGATTTTTAAGGTTGCGACGCGCAGAACCGGTTTCGTTATTTTTACTTGGTCTCCGCGTTTCAATGGTAAACCATCGAAACTTTCATCGAGTCTTTGATCGATAGACATTTATTTTTTTTTGTATTTATTTGCAGCTAACTTTTTAATTCGTTTTGTTACAGTGTATACAATAATTGATATCGATCATATCTTGTTCGACACCCGCTTCAACACGATCACATACAAACTCGTGATCGCATAATTCTTCTTTGATTTTTTTGTTCGCAATGGTGTTTACTGTTTGTATCATTTCGTTTAAAAAACTTTCGTTAAAGATTTTATAAAATTCGCTGAGAGCTGGCGATTCTTCAAAGTTGTCCGGATTATTTATTTTTATTTCGGCGATTTTTTCTTGGAACTTTTCTAAATTGGACAAAAAGTCCTCCGCAACTTTTTTAATTTCGCGAAGAGAATTTTTCATTTTTTTTTATGACAAGTAATGGTGATTAACAAACGCACCGAGTCCGATCGCCGTATCGACCAACAGTACTTTCCAAGCATCCCTGTTTTGTTGTACTATAGCCATGTAGGCAAATAGTCCGTAAAGAAATCCATGAAGGGGTCTCAAGTGGTTCCACCAGATGGGTTTGCCGCCGGTTTCGATTCCGATCGGCCGAGATCCTGTAAAATAGATATAAAAAAATCCGAGTGACATGACAACTGCGGCAAAACCCATATAAGGCAAATAATCAATTTGAGTTTTTGCAAGAAAAGTTAAAATCAATCTTGTGCCAATGCATCCAAATAAAAATAAGTAGGTACTATTCATTATTATTATTGTGTATATACAAACAAATTAAAAAATTTTTTTTTATACAACATGTTCATTTTTCATCAAACGCGACAAAAATTTCACCGAATTCATCTCTTCCGACATGTAGATATTAATGATCTCTGCTGGCGAGTAAAACTTATCGGCAATCTTGCTCAAAATATCCGCACCCAAGACCTCGCCAAATAAGTGGGTATAGATTTCCGAAATCACTTCGCGCGAAGAATAGGAGAGCTCGAGAGTTATGTCGATGCGCCCGGGTCGTCTTAATGCAGGATCCAACTTTTCATAATGGTTTGAAGACATAACCATAATACGTCCGGGCGTCTCTCGAATACCGTCCCACAAATTTAACAAGTCGTCTAAAGTGATAGGCGGTTCTTCGTCGTTTATTAATAATGCGGTTGCTTCGGGTTTCTCGGTCTTGGTTTGAGAAGCAGGAGCGGGTGTTATTAGTTTTTGGTAGTCTCTTGCTAGAACGATGTCACCCATGCAATCAATATCCTCGAATACGATCACTTTCTTGTCGAATGTTATGCTGTTTTTTTCGTTGTCGCGACTGTATCTTTGCTCAAAAAATATCGTGTCGAGCTGTTTTTTTGTCTTGATAAGTTTCAACGAAATTGTGACAATATGTCGGTCGGTTAAATTTGCAAGTGCCTTGATAAACGAAGTCTTTCCAGTGCCGGGTGGACCATATAATCCGATGCCAAGAGAGTATGGTATGCCTTTGTCAAAATACCATTTTCGATTGTTTTGGAAAAAGTCGATTTTTCTCAGGATATGTGCTCTTTGGTCAAAGAACAAATTTTGAAATGTCCGTGTACTTTCAAACATTGTTTCGTTCCACATTTCGTAAGTATAATCTTTGTAGTTTGGGTTTGTAAGTGTATAAATAAATCGTTTGAGTTTCCGCGAACTCTCGAGTTTCGATAAATAGTTTTTTGTGATTTGGTCCACAACCATTTTGATTGTTTCGACATCGCTTTTGTATGAAAACAACTCGATGAAAACTCTTATTGAAGAGCTCTTTTTCGTTTTATCTTCATCATAACATTCTTTTTGTTCTTGCGCGAATGCAAAAATTTCGTACTCTTTTGAAATCAAGAATTTGTCGCTTTGGTTAACTATAAACATTCCGTCATCGGATTTGTCATATCGGACTTCTTTGATTCCGTGAACCGTGTGATTTGTGTTTGCAGGGTCGCTGATAAATTCCCACAAAGCCTTGAAGCGGTCACTAAATACACTGGTTTGAGAAAGTTCGCCCGAATAAAATGAAACTGCCTGTGTTATTCTTCCTTCAAAGTGTATGGAATTTTTTCTGTAAAGTTGGTGGAAAATAAACTCGTAGTTGAGTAGTCGTTTAAAGTCTATATCGTCCATCATGTAGGTGAGTACTCGCGACAAATAGTTTGTAATTGACAAAAAGATTGTAAAAAAAATCATTCCAAAAAAAGACGAATTGTCTAGATTGTTTAATTTAAGTTTATCGAGCAAAAGCATTGTGGAAGGATTAATATTCATTTTATTTTTTTGTTGTAAATTTTATTTATGAACTATAACCAAGGTAGTAAAAGTCGAGGGCAAACATAGGATCGGTCGTTTCTGTTTGAGAAAGTCCGTTTACAACCATTTCAATAGTTGGCTGCGGCATTATTCCGCGGATGTACTCCGAGATCGAAACCTCGCGTTGAACACGGTATATCAAGTATCTTGTATACAAAGTTGATGGCTCAAGTTCCAACTTGTTGATAATAAGGAACCGCAAAATCTTTGTACAATCGTACCCTTCGTTGCTGCAGTCATGTAGAGTTGTGATCAGTTCGGCATCGTTATCAAAGACGTTAACGGTGTGTTGCATTCTCGCGTTTTTTATAAGACGCGTAAACAACTGGTGGATTGCGACAAAGGAAAAAATCCCGACTCGTTTCAATATGTTGCATGCATTGACAATATCTGCACTTGATAACGAGTTGTCAAATGATTCGAGCAAAAGTTTTTTTACATGTTGTTGTACACACTGTGAGTAAACCGATGTCTCGTAATACTTGCTGAAAAATGGCGTAATAATTGTTGCGACAAAGTCATCGTAGTAGGTGAGCACTCCATGCACTGTGTTGGTGTTTCGGATTTCAGTCTCGAGTAAGGATGTGACAAGTTCGGAAAACTCGCCCATCACTTGTTCAAACATTTGGTTGTCGACTTCTCTGATGCGATTGTATATACGCATATACAATATAATTGCGTGTCTTGCAGTCTTTACAGTTTGAAAAGTTTCTCGTGTGATGGTTTGGAGATGTTTTCTCTCGTACAGAATGTTTTCGGTGCGAATCTTTTTGCTTTCGACACTTAAAAATCGTCTGAGAATTCGTTCAAATTGACTGAAACCGGAAAGACGAATCATTGTTTCGATAAAAGTTTCGTCCCGCAAAATCTCGCCGACGAGTTCCCGCTGTTTTTCGGGGTTGTGGGTGCTAAACTTTTTTCCATTCTCGTTGACACCGATTTTCAAGATTTGTTCGGGAGTGAGCTCAAAATTCTCGCCAAACTTTTGGATCATACGATATAGATATGCGTCGATGGCACAGAGGGGAATGATGCCGATGAGGCGGTCGAAGACCGCCCTTTTGCGAAACTCGGTAGTAACGGTTTGGTGCACATAGTCAAACATTTCTTTGAGCTCTCCGGTTACAGTCACATTGTCGTCGCTGTTTAACTGCATATCGTCGGCCTTGTTCACGACAACGAGTGTGTAAATGGGTCGATCTTCCAAAAATCGGGTATGGGTTGTTATGAAATCAAGAATGTCAAACTCGTCGGAAGTATTTAGCCCTGATCGGATATCAATGAAAAAGATGACAATATTGAATTTGTGAAAGTTGGTGTCCAAATAGTCGTAATAAATGGATTTGGTGCGCGGATCGTTTAGACCAGGGATATCGTAAACGTTGACAAACGAGTCTTCGACAATATCAATGTCGAGTTTGCCGACGTTGAAAACCATTTCGTTGTAGTCTTCTTTAGAGACTTTTTTGCCGTTTTCGGTTTTTTCGATGAGCTCGGCGTTCTTTTGGGAGATTTGTTGGTAAATCGTGTCGGTATCTGAAATCTCGCTGGGGTTCTCGACATATACTGTCGGAATCATGGTAGTACGTTTAAAATGACATTGTGTGAGTTTTTTGCCAAAGATGCTGTTTAGTGCGGTGGATTTCCCGGTGGAAACACCGCCGACAAAGCAGATGTTGATATTTTCGGTAGGTGTCGACATAATAATTTTATGAAGAGATTGTATATGCCGGTATTTTTTTATAACAAAAAGAAAGACCCAACAAACATTTCGTCCGATAGAGATTTTTCCGATATTTTGAAAGATGATAAAGGAAACAAGTTCAGACGCATTGAAGAAGCTTTTTTAAAAAAATATGGTGGAAAAATTATTGGATTTTTTGCTTACGATCCTTTTGGTGCTCTAAATAACTTTGAGTTGAATAAAAATAAGAGTTATTTGATTGTAACTGAGGATTATCCGTTCGATCAGCCAAGGTTTATCAGGTTGGAGCAATATACAGAGGCAACAAAATACTCTTATAAAAATTTTGGAAATGACGATTTAACGAAAGCAGATTCTGAAAAGTACAAGTTCCGGAGCAAAGGTTTTTTTGGTGGTATTTCGGAAAAGTATGAGTTGCCGGATCCGTTTAAAATTGAACCGGCAGAACCGTATAACGTCTCTTCGACAGTGTCTTCGGCGGCGTCTTCGGCGGCGTCTTCGGCGGCGTCTTCGACTGCGTCTTCGACTGGGTCTTCGACGGAGTCTTCTGATGCAGATAAAAAAACAGCAGCAGCTGCAAAAAAAGACTCGGAGACACAAGCAGCAATTAAAGCTGAAGAAGAATCGAAGAAAGCAGAAAAAACAGCTGCTGATTTGAATAGTGCAAAACAGTCGTCTAATCAGAATGTTAAAAAATATTTTGAGACCCAAGTATTCGCTCAATGCGGACAGCATGCTATAAATCACATTTTGCAAGAACAAAAAATTATAACAAACGCAAGTATAAAATCATTTTCTGGAAATCCCGTTGGGGATCCAAAAAACCAAAATGTTAAATTAAATATGGCAGAATATTGTGGTATACTTGCAAAAAATGAACAAACAAAAACAAACACTACCCCCGCGGACCTTATGTGTTCAAAAAGCTTTGATAATATTAGAATAGAAGGTCTTGACGACTTATTAAAAAACTATTTGGGTTATACCACGTACTTGAAAGTTGCAGGTTTTGAGGATATATTGAAGTTTATAAAAATAAATCTCCAAAAACGACGTTGTCTTGGTGTTTTAATTAATGTAACTAACCACTATGTTGCAGTTGCAAAATATTATCAGCCAGGTAAGTATACATATATTGACTCGAACGGAACAGATGCTAATAATAGTAAATTAGCGTCATTCGATTCAGTTGATGAGTTGATGAAATATTTGAGAGAAAAACAAAACGACAAAATACTGGGCGCGATCGCAGTAAAACAAAATGCAAGTTCTTATGTGAGTGTGGCATCAAGATTATTAGAGCAAAATCTGCCGAGTCCGGTAAAAGACTATTACGAAATAACAGGGGATTACGTAAAATTTTTAAATACATACAATAGTAACGGGGTTGGAAAATTTAATATAATTTTATCACAGTTTGACAATTATGTAAATGAAATTGCTTTGCAAGAAGGCGGTGAAACTAACAATCGCCATCAAGAATCGTTCAATGCTCTTAAAATCTGGAATGAACGTGTTAAAAACAAAGATGAAGTATTTAAAGAGTATGGCTTAAAAGAAGACGATGTTGCGGGTTTTGTTGAACTTGTCAACAATATGAACGAGGAATATTATATCGAGGAGTTTGAAAAATCGCGAAAAGCGCCTAATGTAACCAATCCGTCGTTTACAAAACCCCTACCACCACCGCCACCTGTACCATCGGCAACAAAAGATAAAACAGAAAAAGAGATACTAGAAGAAATTAAAAATTACAATGGTAGCAGTCCTAATCGAGCAATTTTTACACTCCTTCCTCAAATACTTGAGGGCAATGTTCCGGAAAAAGAGAGTCCAACTGGAACTAATATGGTAAATCTAGATCCAGCACTTATAACACAACTCAGAAGAACATTTAAAAAAGCAATAACCGCAGTTATAACAGACACTTCATTAAAAGTTAAAGGTGGCAAAAATACAAAAAAAAGAAAAACACACAAGAAAAAATTATTCCGTCATAAGTCGCGGAACACAATTAATCGTCTGAAGCTCGTGCGCTAATAATTTGAACGCATACGGAACCTCGACATATGCAAAATCGGTCATGTTGTCACAAACACTACACTTATGTACTGTGAAATGAAACCGCGAAAATGAACTGCTGCTCGAGTCGTTGTATTGCGCAATCAATCCACATTTCTTACAAACATGTACGCTGTATTTATCGGATACATCGTACAACCTTTCTCGACAAAATCTTGCAGCCCCATGTGCAAGCATCACGTCGCGTTCCATTTCGCCTACGCGGAAACCTCCGTCTCGACTTCTTCCTTCGGCGGGTTGTCTGGTTAAATTGACCATGGGTCCTATCGAGCGACTGTGCTGTTTATCATTGACCATGTGTTTAAGCCGTTGATAAAAGACGGGGCCAATGAAAATATTGGCATCCAGTTGTTCGCCGGACAGCCCGTCATAAAGTACATCGTTGCCGTAACTTTCGTAGCCTAGATTCTGCAGTTGTTGGGCGATGGTTTTTACATTTAGGTCGCCGAAACTGGTTCCGTCGCCGAATAGTCCGAGATGTACCAGCACCTTTCCGAGAAGGGTTTCTTTCAGTTGGCCAATCGTCATTCGACTGGGAATTGCGTGGGGGTTGATGATAATGTCGGGCCTTAAGCCGTGCTTGTTATACGGCATGTCGCACTCGGGGATGATTAGACCAACTGTGCCTTTTTGGCCGTGACGACTCGAGTTTCCAGTGAACGAGCATTTGCCATTTCTGCGCACAAGGAAAACTTCAGACGGAACTCTTAGGCAGTAAACTTTGCCGACAAAATCTCTCGATATATTTGAAGGATTGGCAAAAAACTCTACATCACCGCTAACTTTATAAGTGGCGTCGTTAAAAGTTTTGAAGAAAACAGTTTCACCCACGATATCTTTCATTTCAATTAATTCAAAGTCTATTGTTCTGCGAACCCACATTCGATGATTGAGCGTAACTTTTTGACTTATCCCTTGGGTTTCGAGTTCATACATTTCTCCTTCGTGATCGAATACCAAAGTTTCAAGTGGATTTACATATTCGAGTTGAGAAGTCCTACGATTTAGTTGCGCAACTAAATCATCTACTACTATTTCCGCAATAGGTACCCATCCGCGATTCATTGTCAAGACATCGTGGTCATCAGTCATGCAGAATTTGTCGCCTATGCAGGGTTTCCTGAACGTGCGCATCCGAACCTTGGCACATGGGTATCCGTCGCCGTTCCTACACGTCACATTATCGTCCACATAGATTTCCTCGCCGGCTGTGCGCACACTCTTACTCTGGTCTTCAAACTTGATGGACTTGGTCGGATCGTTGCGATTCTCCTTGATGTGGACAACCTTTGAAATAATAATGTCACGGTCATCCAACTTGGTATTTTTGGGAACGAACCCGTTCGAATCGATCTTGTCATAATTTCCATACTTGATGCCCTTGGTTTTTGTAGGGTCGGGTTTGCACCGACTCACAAAGCGTGTGATGTTTTTGTCCTCGTCCTTCTCGGTGTGATAGATGGTTGTGGAAAACATGCCGCGATCAATAGATCCCTTGTTAATCAATACACTATCCTCTTGGTTATAACCGGTATATGACATAATGGCTACGTGGATGACTTGTCCGGAGGGGATTTTCACGAGATCGAGCCAGTTCATGATACGCGTGTCGACTAGGGGTCGTGATGGATAGCTCAAGACGTAAGCGGTCTTATCGAAACGTTTGTCATAGTTGGTTGCATAAATACCCATGGCTTGTTTGCCCTGTGCGCATTGATAAGTGTTTCGGGGTGCTTGGTTGTGTTCGGGGAAGGGGATGCAGGAAGCGAGAACACCAAAAATGGTGCTTGGATGGATTTCACAATGGGTATACTCAACTCTGGTGTCATTGAGAACGTAGGCGTTTTTGGTTTTCAGCGCAATCATGGCGAAATTTTGCTCGTCGGGGTCGATATACTCAATCACTGAGCTGTCGAGTTTGCAGTTTGTGAGAAGGTCGTTCCAGGTTAAATCACCGTTATCGAGGCGGTTGATGATTTCTTGGGTAATGAGTGCGCGACCGTCTTTAACGCGCAAAAGGGGTCTGGTCATGCGACCGCTGTCGTTGCAGATGCGGATTTCCATCATTTTGTAGTCGAAAACCACCGATGTGTAAATGTTGATAATTCCACGGTATTTTTTGTTCTTCATGTCGGTATAAAGCTCCATGGGATAGTCGGTGACGCCGACCCAGCATCCGTTGACAAAAACCTTGACCTTGTCGTAAGTATCAGCCGGACGTGCCGTATTAAGCGATTTGATAAATGGTTCTACATAGGTGTAGAGCGACGAGCTGTTCGTGGTAATCGTCAGGTGGGTAAGCGTGCTGATACTTTTCACAATTCCGATGGATTGGCCCTCGGGCGTTTCTGCAGGACAGTTTGAAACGACGAATGAAGAAGCTACGAACGAATGGTTTTCGGAACGGGTGGTAAAATCGTAAACGAGTTCAGGTTCAATCTCAACAATTGATTCGATCGACATACACATGCAGCCGTATTGAGCAACAATATTTTCTCGGATAAAATCTTCGTAAGTAATAATATCATTATATCGCTGTTGGGTTTTAAAAAACTCAATCATTGACCAACAATCACTGGTTGGAATAGTATCTAAATAATGAATCCAATTGTCAATTGAATTTTCGAAAATAAGTTCGACACGTGGATTTTTAATTCCCTTTACTTTTACATCACAAACCACACCAAACTCTCTAAGCATGGTTTTAACCAAATGCATTTTTTCTAAATAAATTGATGAGCAGAATGTTTGGAAACGGATTCCTAAAGGTGCAACAACCCCGTACCGAAGATGGAATAGAGCCAAATATTCACGTTTCACTTTTTTGGATCCATGCAATACCCAATCTGGAATATAATTCGTTGTTTCTAACCCAGCAATACTTACAAGAAGGCCGTATGGTGTTTCACAATCTTCGATAATCGGGTTGAGCATGTGTCGAATTACTAATTTGTCGGTCGCAACACTTAGGTCACCGAGTTTTTTCATCTCGTATTTTCCCTCTGGTGTTCGAACCAAGAATGGATGGTCCGCTGTGGCTTTGATGGAACGGCCACTGACGGTTTTGACTTGAAACAATTTGTCTGGCATCTTGCAAAAGTAATTGTGCATATCAGATGGTTCGTCCTCTAAAGTTTCGCGATTTACAGTAGTCACCCAGTCTCCATCCTTAATATCTTGTAACGGCTTCGAATCGATGCGGTTGGAGAGCAAAATGTTTGCATCGCCAGTCAAACAAAGATAACCCCAAGTGGTTCCGTGCAATTTTCGTGGATCAATGAGTTCGCCAGTTTTGTCGATGGGAGTATTGATGCGGCGCATATGACTGAGCGTGGCGGCGGTAGTGAGACGGTTGACGACTTGTGCAACACCGACTTTGCTACTGTTGCTCTGCTTGATGCTGAAATCGCCGGTGGCAAGGGCCCGATTAATGCCGGTTTCGATCGTGGTGGACTTGATGATTTTGCAAATATTGGCCATATTGATAATATTTTCGTAAGACTCAGTCGAACGCCAAGAACCGCCATTGACTTCTTTCAAAATATGCTTTTGCATTTCTTTCACCAACTTGTTGAAATAGTTGCGGAACAGATTGTTGAGCAAGGTTCCGGTCATGTCGATACGTTTGTTGACATACGAGTCGCGGTCGTTCGGCTTGATCCATTTAAGCGCGGTTTGAATGAGTCGATTGACCATGTGACCAAGGAAAAAGAGTTTCTGCTGAGGTGTCTTGCAATGGGGGAACAAATCGTTTTTCAACACATCCATCGTGAAGTCGCGTTTTTTGCGCGAACCCTGCTCTTTGTCCATATTCATCGGGGTGAAGGCGACATAGGAGGTGATGTGCTTTAGCGAGTCTTCGGTCGTCATGCACTTATTTGCTTCGATAACCGATGCGTACAAAAAGTCCATCATTTCGGCATTTTTTTCCGTCTCGATATTCAAGAGAATGTATTCGCATATTTCTTTGTCCGACGTGATTCCAAGCGCACGGAACAAGACGAAAAGGTCGATCGACTCCTTGACGCGCGGAATTACAACCTTGATGGGGAAACCATAGCCATTATTTTTGCTTGCAATTTCAATCTCAACCTGCTTGGGCGAGATGCACTTGTTATCGGGTACAGACTTGATTTCTGCATACCAGCTGCATTTTGAAGTGTTTTTTCCGTCATAGCAGTAGACAATATTTTGGGCAGCACGCTCCTGTTGCAATACTGTTTTTTCAGAACCCTTGATGATGAAATAACCACCGTGGTCGAATTCACACTCTCCGACGGAGACAGGATTGATGTGAGTATTTTGGGTAAGAACGCAGATCGATGACTTGACCATGATGGGAAACTTTCCAATGCTGACTTTGGGGATGACATTTTTAATGGTTCGCGGTTTTTCCATATTGACAGCATCGCGAATATGATACGTGATATTTACATCGATGGTCATGTTGGATGCATATGTGACATTGCGCAACTTGGCTTCGACTGGCATCATTAGTTTGGTGGCACCATTATTTTCGTAAATTTGAGGGGGATACAGTTTCAAATTGGTAAACGTGATTTCGATTTCGAGAGAGTATTTATTATCGGAATCGGGTAAAATGTCTTTGTCCGAGTGAATGATGACTGGATTGAACATTTGGATAGTTTGAGGAATCTGACGATGAATGCAGTCATTGTAAGATTCGAGCTGATGGCGAACCAGACAAGACGAGTGGCGTCCGTTGAAATACGACTCGATAATTTTGAAAGGTTGCTCGATGTAGTCTCCCAGATGGGCCAAGACTTCTTTATCTGGATTTTTCATATTGTCAGCAATCATTTCTTTGATTGTCTCTTGATTTAGCTTTTCGATCTTGACCAATTCCTCCAACATGATTGTAGTATCATTTTTTGTTTTTCTTTTTCTACTTTTTTTGGCAGCAGTTTCTGTCGGAAGAGGAGGAGGGACGCTTGAGGCTTCGCTTACGGGCTCGCTTTTAACAGAAACCTTTTTAGGAGCCCGCTTTTTTTTTGGTTCGGCACTCCCGCCACCCGCATTTTGTAAATCGATTTCCATGTTAAAAAAATTTTTATTGATTAATTTATGACCAAAAAACTTAAACGCAACTTTTGTCAAGAACAAAAATGATTAGTCAACAAAAGTGTGTAAATTTCAACAAGTATTTAGATCAATGCAAGCGCAAAAAAAACATGTCGTTTTGGGAGCACCACACATTTTTTACAATTACAAACACGCATTTTGTATCAACACACATCAAACCAACCTATACTGACTGGCAAACCCAACACGAGGTTACGGATGACCAACTTGCAAAAACGATTGAACCAACCAAAAAAGCGACAATCGACTTTTCTTTAAACACCATCGCAGATTTGATACAAATTGTTGAGAAAAATCCCATCGAGGCGGATACTGAATACAATATTAATTTAAAGTTGCTCCATACAATCAAGGGCGAATTATCACAGTTGAATGAAATGGTTGGAATGCAGGCACTAAAGAGGTGTGTACTTGACCAACTTTTGTATTATATACAAGGGTTTCACAAACACACGGATGATTACAAACACACCGTTATTTCGGGGCCTCCCGGCACCGGAAAAACAGAAGTTGCAAAAATCCTTGGAAACATTTACTCGAAGATTGGCGTGATTAACAAACCGCAAAGTGCCGCTGCAGTAGCAGAGACGCCCTTCAAGAAGGCGACGCGATACGACTTGGTAGCGGGGTATTTGGGACAAACGGCGATCAAGACAAAAACTCTAGTGAACCAATGTTTGGGTGGTGTATTGTTTATCGATGAGGCATATTCATTTGGAGACGACAATTTCTCAAAAGAGTGTGTCGATACATTGTGCGAATCTCTGAGCGACCAGAAAGACAACTTGATGGTTATAATCGCGGGATACGAAAACGAACTCAACGAACGATTTTTCTCATTGAATGCTGGGCTTGAATCGCGCTTTGTATGGAGGTTTAAAATCGACAATTATACACACGCCGAGCTGTGGCAAATATTCAAAAAGAAGTTGGACAAATGGACTGTAAGCAGCGATATTGACGGAGAGGCATGGTTCAAGAAAAATTATAACCATTTTAGCGGATTTGGGCGTGATGTAGAGATTCTATTGTTCAAAGTGAAAATTGCACACAGCCGACGGATTTATGGAAAATCCGATTCGGAGAAATGCAAAATCGAGTTGGCGGATTTGAACAATGGGTTCGAAACTTTTTTGAAAAATAAAAAAACAAGTACCCCCGCGACGTTTGTTTCCTCTATGTTTTTATAATAAAGGTATAGTATAATATACGAGTAGATATATGAGTGAAACTCGAGTTGTAAAATATAATGAAGACTTATTTAAAATTCCATCGGGAACACAAAAACGCAAAAAAGGGGGCGCTGCGAATCGGCCTCCAATAAAAATCAAACCGGTGACGAGCAAGACCATTAAACAGCGAGTTCTTAAAGAGATTCGTGAAAACCAAGAGAAACAATACAAATCTTTGATTGGAGAGACGGCAGCTTTGCCATTGGCACCTTCGAACAAAGTTGAAACCGAGTTTGACAAAGATTTTCAAAAATCGGTCGAGTACATGAAAGAGTTTGCCGATAAACACAAAGAAGAGGTTGTTTTGAATAAGACCTTGAAACAAACCGGGGGCTCTGGATTTAGTGAACCGCCGAAGTTTGGTTGTTTGAAAAATGGGAATCTACCAACATATCGAAGTTATCACAACAAGACGGTGAAACAAGTAAATGGTGGCGCGGCGCCTTATGTATCAGTAATGCCAATAGGTGCGACAAATCCTGTCACACAGACTGCGACAAGTCCTATGATGCAACCTGTGATAAGCCATGCGACAAGTTCTACGATACAACCTGTGATAAGCCATGCGACAAGTTCTACGATACAACCTGTCATAAGCCATGCGACAAGTTCTACGATACAACCTGTCATAAGCCATGCGACAAGTCCTGCGATACAACCATCGATAAGTTCTGTGGTACAACCATCAATAAGTCCCGCGACAAAACCAGTTGTTAACCAAGCATTCAAAGGAGGCGAAAAGACTATAGCCGAACGCATCAAAAGTCCAGCTGAACTCTTGTTGATCGAAAAAACCAAACAGAAACCGAAAATTAATCCGGCCAATAAAAAAATAAAAAAAATTATGCGAAGAACATATCGAACTGGAAAGGACCGATATCGACCTCGTGTTTCCGTGCTACTTCCGAATAAAACGATTCGCCGCAATATCACAACCAAATCGTATCTTCTGAAACAAACACCTATAGATGAAATACGCAAAACACTCTTGAAACAGGGATTTATAAAAGTTGGATCGAGTGCGCCGAATGATGTACTTCGCAAAATGTATGAATCTATACAAATGATTGGAGGCGACATAAACAACCACAACCCAGACAATTTGCTCTTCAATTTTTTCAATGAAAAACACAAATCATAAATAAAATAATGGAGAAAAAAATAAACGCAAGATGCGATAGTTATATAACGACATTTAAGGACGAAATCCGAGCAAAGGTTATTGAACTTAATTTCGAAGAATCAGTCAAACCCAAGTTAAATGAATTACTTGAGTTTGTCTATGAGTATGATCGGTTGGCTTTTAATAAAGACGATTTATCAAAACGTAAACGCATCCCGAACTCAATTCCGAATCAAAACAGATGCAATGCAAAGCGTGCAGATAATAAACAGTGCACGAGGAAGCGGAAGGATGGATGCGAGTTTTGCGGAACCCATTCGAAGGGTGCGCCCAATGGTCTCGTAGATGAGACGTGTGGAGTTTGCACCAAAAACTTGAGCGTAAATGCAGTCGAGATTATGGGAATAGTTTATTATATTGATAAGTTCGATAATGTATACAAGACCGAAGACATCCTTTCAAATAAGGTTGATCCCGAGATTATTGCTAAATGTGTGAATATAAATGGTAAGGTATGTATTCCAGAGTTTGGGTTGATCTAGTCAGTCTTAACCAATTTTTTGATTGAACGTTTGATGGACTCGCGCGTGACTTCTTCACGATTATTCATAATGAAGTTGTTCATCTCGAGCGCTTGGGAAATGTCGCCGTTGTAATATTTTGAAAGTATAGTAACCAAACTTTTTTTTGTAATTGCCTTTTTTACATTTGTTTTCGAATATACAAGTTTACCATCTTTAACATCAAATTCGTCGATTTCATTTTCCTTCATTGTTTTCATTAAATTTTCCGAAATTTTTTTTAATCTATCTTTGCGGGCCCTCAACTCTTTATTGATGTTGCGGATTTCGTTGTCGACTGCCATCCAGTCTTTAATAATTTGTACAAGTTCACCCTTGTTTGCGGCGGATGTCATTTATATTGTTGGCTCTTATTTTATTTTTATTTCATTTTCACAATTACATTGTATCGGATTATTTATAATCCTTTTTTCTGTTGGAATATATATATTTTTGGGGGACAACATGTTTAGCTTAACTCACAAAAAGACTTCATCCGTAAATAACCAAAATGTTCCAAGAAAAACGTCGATGTTTCTTGAATTTAAACAACACAGTGTATTCAGACCAACTGTGTATCCTCCGGTCCCAAGAATTGAACGAGTAGTTCCACAAATTATACCAGAAAAACAACCTACGATGAAATGGGGCAGACCAATTTGGACTTTTTTTCATGTGACTGCCCAAAAAATAAAACCGGAATATTTCAACAATATTATCAAGGATTATTTGAATAATATTATTCTTATTTGCGGAGTCCTTCCTTGCCCGATTTGTTCTGCACACGCTACCGAGTATTTGCGAGCGATTAATATGAATAATATTCGATCGAAGGAAGATTTGATACAACTTTTTTTCAATTTCCATAATGCAGTCAATATGCGAAAAGGGTTTCAAGTGTTGGTTCGCGACAATATTCCAGATTATGGTGCGATGAGTACATTGAGTGTAGTTCATGCCTTTATGCGGGCGTTTGAAGACAAAACGCGTGCTATGAAATTGATGGCCGACGATCTAGCAAGAATTCGCACGGCGCAGCGGCTGAAAACATGGATTAACCAAAATATACAATATTTTGAACCTTAAATTATGCCGATGTGGTGCGGCACTTATGCCGATGTGGTGCGGCACTTATGCCGATGTGGTGCGGCACTTATGCCGATGTGGTGCGGCACTTATGCCGATGTGGTGCGGCACTTATG